GCCGCAAAAGGGTCGGCAACAGCTAGTGGAGTTAAGTTCAGAGGCTGATGTGGGTTGGACCACAACAAGAAAAAGGGTTGGGCCTTGGAAGAAAGGAAATGAAAGAAAGGAAAAAGTTCACGACTGACCGCCGGTGAGAACACGGGCGCGAAGAAACACGTTGACGAGGGGATCGTCGGTTGCGCGCACTGCGGTGCCGGAGGCGTCTCGGATTTCGATGCAGAAAGAAAAAGCGAGGCGACGCTTCTCCAGTGGGGCAGGCTTGATGAGCTCAGAGAGGAAGAGCTCGCCGAAGGCCGCTGAGGTCGTGATGACGTTGGGGACAGAGTAGCGACCGCCGGTGACGAAGTGACGGCAACCGGGAGCGGCCCAAAGGGTGGTTAGGTCGGATGGGACATCGTCGTCAGGTGTGAAAGCGCAGGTGATGGCGATGGTGTGCGAGGTGGCAGCCGCGGTGGGGACGAAGCAAATCTCGACGCTCGAGAAGGCGGCTCGCGAAAAGGTGCCAGTGAAATTGCGAACAGTGGGGTCCTGCCAGATGGTACGCGAAGTGGTTTTTCCGCCAGTTGATTTAAGCACCGAGGAAATGTGGGCATGGATCTGTCGGGGTGCATTTGAAGGCGGGGCTGAGTTGACCAAATCGATGATGGCCTGGGACTCCATGGTCTCAGATGTCAGTGGCGGGGAAAGGGTCGGGGTGAACGTCGTTGGGCAGGGGAGCGTAACTTCCAATGCACTGAGCGACGAAGCGATCGAGCGATGAAGGGTTGACGGCAAGAGTGGCGAGGCAGTAACGGCTGAGAGTGGCGGTTGCAGGTGGTTCACCGTTGGCGTTAGGAGGCGGGCAGCAATCTTCGTGGTAAGCAAGGAAGTAAGCGGCGAGGCGATCGGCGGAACGGAGAGCGTCGACACCAGCTCCGTAGCTCTTGATGGAAGTCACCAGCAAAGCGGTGAGGCGAGCGTTTCCAACAATTGCCAGTGCGTGAAGGCCGGAGCGGTCGATTTTCTGAAGGCCAGAAGGATAATCAACGGCACCTGCGACGTAGGTCATCTCAGTGAGTGTAGAGTCGGGTGAACGTGTGGTCGAACACACGAAGGCCACTTAATTGCGAACCCCGTACGCGGGAGAGCACGGAGGCGGCTAGGCGAGCAGGCCGCGAGTGGAGCATCCACAATTGGCCAAAGCGAGCGTCCAACTCCCGGAGAGCGGTCCGGGTGCGCTGCTCAACGAGGTGCCAGATATGGGCCAAGACCTCCTCGATGGAACGTGTCGTGAGCAACAACGCAAAGCGATGAGGGGCTTTTCGGACGAAGTAGCGGATGAGCCAAAAGTGGGTGGCCAGGGAAAGGTCGTCAAGATGCTCGTAGACGTGATCGCCGAGGTGGTACCCCACGGCAACTTCGTTGAGCAGGTTGGGCAGAGATTTCGCCTCCTCGCCACGGTCGCGGGCGATCATGAGCTTGGCAAAGACGACTCGCGGTTCTTTGATGGCTCCGTGCGGGGTGAGCAACCATGAGCAGAAGGACGCAGTCTTCACGGTTTCGGGCTTGGCTTCGATGGTAAGGTAGCGGCGGAGGAACTGCCAACCTGGACGCTCGGGAAACACGCCATTCATGGCCAGGTCATCGCCAGCGACAGCGATGGCTGTGTCGGAGGGAAAGTCGTACTGGACGCCGACCAAAGCTGTGTTGAAGCAGCCGTTGAACCAGAGGGTTGGCCCTTCACCAGTAAAGCGCATGACGGCGAGTTCGCCGAACTGGCAGGTAAGCTCCAGCTTTAGCTCGGTGTAGTAGGAAATCACGCCGTCGGGGATGCCGAAAGCTCGGAGCATCATCAGCTCAAACGAGAGAGCCTCACCCGTCTGGCTCTGGTCGAAAGCAGTGTAGTCATTGGTGCTGTTCAGAGGGCGAGACTTCCAGTGTTTTTGGCACCACGTGCTCAGTGCGAGGGGAGAGTGACCGGGATGATGGTAGTACTGGGGGCGGAAAAGCCGCTCACTTTGGTGGACGAGGTAGCGAGTCATTGGGCCGGTCACGAGGATGACGCTGTCTTGGAAGGAGGCTAAAGTCTGCCCAGCCTTGAATGGCGAGAGAATCGTCTCAAGTTTAACCTTCAGCTGGCTCTTCATGAAGATGCGCACGAAAGTGTGACGCCAGTCGGGGTCTGCGCGGTCGGCGTTGTTGAGGAGGGTAGCTTGCGTCTTGTTGGTCAACTTGGTGAACTCATTCTCGAGGATGCACTGAGCGTACAGGTCAGCGTCAAAAGGGGGTATGGACTCATGAGTGATGCCTGTGGCGCGCAACCAACCGTTGTAGAGGATCGGGCCGACGAACAGTCGGTCATGGAAACGGCTGAGGTTGGTGTGACGCGGGGCGAAGCGCAGGCGTTTCTCGACAGTGCGTGCGAAAGTGACCAAATCGTCGCCGCGGTGCCGAGGGAAGACCTGCTCAAGGTTCGACGCGGAGGGATTCGACTGATACCAAGGATCATCGCGAAATTGCTGGCTCTGGTCAAACTGGGTGTAGGACTCGCGAGGTGAGCGGTCCGGGAGCTCTCCGAAACTCAGCAGCAAAAATTCCTCGTCCTCGACGAAGTTGCCAGTCGGAGGACCGCGTTCCATGTTGTCATCGTGCTCCGTGCTGGTGGGGAGAAAATCTGGGGGCGCGGAGAGCAGGGCCTGCAGGGGGAGGGACGCTCGATCGATTGGGAGCTCGGTTGCATCAGCACCCATCGGGATGTGTCCGTTGCCCGAGCGCACGAGCCGACGGAGGAGTTCTTGGGCCTGAATTCCGCGAGTGTTCACCCTGAGATGGAGCATTGCACCGCCGGGTGCATTGCTGTAAGGGTGGTTGTGCGAAAAAGAGGGCACGAAGAGGTCGACCTCGTTCAGCAGCACGCCTTCGCGGGCCACGAAATCCAGGACTTCCTGGGCGGTCATGCAAGTGTGTGGGGGCTTGAGGTCGGGCAATTCTTCCTCGTCCAGCAGTTGGAGCCAGCAACAGCCGGGCGCGTCGGCCGAGAGAACCTCAGGGAGAGCCGGGCGGTGATCGATGCGGCTGGAACGAGAAGAGGCACCCCTGAAGAGAGTGAAGTTGGGATACTGCCGGGCCGTAAAGATCGGTGGGGGGTTGTCGGAGGCATTGAGAGGGTCCCAAAAGCCAGGAGTCTGTGACAACGTCAGCCCGCGAAGTTCCTCTCGGAAAAGATCGGTGTAGCTCATTCTGGGGCGGGCTGAAAAAAGGGACGCGTAAAAGGGCTCGCTCTGCAAAGCCATGACGGCCTGGTGGGTCCCGGCGAAGAGGAAGCGCACGCCCACATTGCTGCGGCACAAAGCACTCACAAAGTGCCCGCGACTGACCAAGAGGGCAGTTGCATTCGAGATCACGATCTGGATGGGAACCTGCTCAAACCGCTGGCCCTGGACGGTGCCGAAGGAGTAAGCGTCAAAACCCTGTGAGCTGTACATCGCAACCTCGCTGTTTGATGCACAGACGATCGGCCAGCGGGGGTCGGCCCTCGTAACCAATTGAATGGAACCGCGCGTGGATGAGGCGGTGGGCAGGCCGATGGCATTGGACACCGCACGGGGGATGCTGAAGCTGTAATTGCGATAGAGCGAGCAGAAATTGCGGAAGTACAGGGCTTCACAGCCGGAGGAGTTTAGCGTGGAATCGCAGTCTGACTCATGGAAACCTCCCTGTGTAACGTCGCCAATGATCAGCACTGAGGTGATCGTGCTGTCTTTGATCAGACATGCGTCGATGTAACCAGGTGGAAACTGGCTGACTTCATCGACTATGAGGCACTTGGCAGAGGTGTGCATGGAGGTTTCAAAAGTTCCGACCTTGAAGGACAACTTGCCCAGGGCCAGGCGGTCGACCCAATCCTTGCGTAATTTCACGCGGGGGACAGAGACTTTCCAGGTGTTACCACGCTGAGTCCATGCTTGACGGAGGAGAGCTCGCACGCTGGTTGACTTTGCACAGCCGGGAGCGCCCAGGATGGCGGCGCAGAGAACTTGGCGAGGACGGTGATTATCGACCATGGAGTCAAGGGAAGCGGTGAAGCCTTTTGGCACGCGGTCTTTGCCCTCATTCGATCTCATGGTGCCCGTGGTGCCGGCCTTCAAGTCGCGCACATACGGCTTGGCGCGTGCAGGAGAGGTCGTGTAGGAATACCAATTCTGGAAGAGTGGGGAGCCGCGGTGATCACGCAAGTCAACCAGAGCTTGTTCGAATCGGGTGGGTCGGCGATGAGCAGGCTGAACATTAGCGGTGTGAGGCGGGGGGGCAGAACCACGAAGGGGGGCCTCGGGACCCGAAGACCAGTGCCCGGGGGTGAAGTACACGTTGTACACAGCTCGGTTCAGGCGGGAAAAGTCGGGATGAGAAACACCGATGAACTCGGGATGATGCCCCTGCAGGTCTCCGAGGATGTGAAACTGACACCGGTACTCGTAAGCGAAGGCAAGGGCGCACAAAGTGGTGAGCCCGCCCTCGTCCACCTCAGGCCCCTCGAGCTCGGCGCGGGGGAGGACGCGGCAGCACACACGCCAGACCTCCTGGCGGTCGACGCCTGTCGTGTTCTCAATCGCCCGGAGAAGGCAGTCATTCAGGGGATAGGGGAGCACGGTGGAATCTTCGGGAGGATCGCATGAGAAGAGGTCATCCGGTTCGAGCACGGCTGCCGCTCCCAAGTCAAACTGGAGGCGAAGTGGTACGCCCTCACGAGGAGGGGGTGCGGTGGGGGTGGCGCCGAGATTGACATGGGGGCGTGAGGGGGGAAAGTCTGCACCGGAAGGACCCAGGGGCACCGCCGATTCCGAGACAACGGGACTTGGGGCCACGCAACTGTTGTCGGTGAAAGTGAAGGATGGCGCGTCGTGAGGTGGCTGTGGTTGTGGGAACGAGCTCGACTCCGTGGTTGCACCTGCGCTGTCACCATCTCGAAAGCATCGGAGAAGCGAGCAAGTATCGATCGAGGGAAGAGTGGCAAAGTCGAGAGAGTTCGATGAGGTGGCGGAACCCGGCATGGAGACGTCGTCGGCATCGGTCGGCGGATCACCGGATGAGGTGGATCCGGAGGATGACGAGGCCTCAGAAACGTGCACGGAGCGGTACGGCAGACGCTCTCCGGTGCCAGTCGTAGAATTGATGGACCAAGTGTCGCGCGGGAAGGTAAGTGGCACGGTTTCCCTGTGCACATGTTGCCGCCAAAGGTTGAAGAACGGGACGTTGACGAAAGGGCGGTACTCGGCGTCCTCGGGCAAAGGGTCCGAGGAGTAGGCCGGGGGGATGTCATCATTCTCGGGCTCCAGGGGCACAGAGCGCAGGGGTTCCCACCAAAGCACGTCAGCTTCCCGATGGATGCGGACGTCCCGCAGACGCCAACGGCGTTGGTCGCGGTGGGGAAGGCGTGCGACAAAGTCATGAACTTCGTAATGGGGGCTCACACCATCAAAAAAAGAGATGGTGACGGCGGTGAGGAAGGACAACCCAAGCCCCCCCACAAAAGAAGGAACGGTGAAACCGGAACGGAGGGTGAAATCTGGTAGCAGGTACGCGAGGTGAGGGATAGCGACAGCGGCTGCGCGCAATGCGTAGACGGCTGACGAGTACTTCCCTTCGAAGAAACAGAGAGCGACTTGGGACATGGCCGCCGCGACCGCACCGTAAGACCAGCCCGGTATCTTCAGCCCTGAACGAACGTGCCAGTCCGGGATGCGGATGCCAAGTACCGGAAGGAGCAGGGATCCCCACGAGATGGCAAAGCCGCCCCCGACGAGGAATGGCAACAGCCAGTCGTGGGAGTGCATGAAGCGGCGGAGGCGGCGGAGCATAAAGGCGGCGTAAGAGTTGAAAGGAGCTTCACGTTCCAGGGAAGCGGGTTCCAAAGACATGGCGTAGCAAGTTTGAGCGAGAGCTACCCATGTGTCAGCATCTATGTGGGAGTATTGAGGGTTGGAGCTGAAAGTTCTAACCTTGGCAATGGTGGAACTCAGCCGCTGCGTGCTCAGACTCATCGAGTGGAGGAGGACGGACTGGAAAATTGTCCGCGGCACCCGCTGGGAAGAGTGTCTGAGAATGCGACCGTCCACGTGAGGCAGAACCACGTCATCAGGCGAGTCGCAGACCCACCAGTCGCGCGGTACCAAGGCCTCGGCGCGCGTGACAACGAACAGCTTGTGGCTGAACTTGCGGTGGATCACCTCAACGGAGAGTCGCCCGGCGGGGGCGGTGATACTCTTCGTGGTCAGCCACTCCAGTGTGGAGTAGGGTTGCTCGTAGGACTCGCCATCCTCAGAAAGTATGTAGGAATAGGAATCAGCGTCGAGATGTTCGAGCCGATAAAGGGAGGGATGCCAAGAAGGCTCGCCGAGCATAACTTCTTCCGGGAGTATGGCGGAGAACATCAATCGTTGCATGGCGGGAAACTCGTCGAAGAGCCGCGCGACCTCGCCGCAACTGAGGTAGTGGCCCACGTCATGGAGGAAGACCGTGGGAGTAGAAGGAGGGGTGCTGAGTCGTTGGTAACCGGGAGTGAAACGAACCGTGTCGCGGGCTGAGAGAACAGGATTGACGAGATGGGAGAAGCGGGGCTGATTGGCCTGGAGACGATTGAATTTTTCCTGCTTCATGAAGTAAACGGTGGTGTCGTCACGGAGAGAGAAGGACAGGGTGCGCAGGAGGTCCTCCTCGACTGCCTTGGCCGCAGGGTGGGGGTGGGACCCGGTTGCGTTGACGTCGACCGGCAAACCCTTGCCCGCCAAGAGGGAGAAGTTGGGCTCGGGAATAGCATTGGGGCACCAGCGCATGCTGTCGTTGATGGCGTTGACGGTGGGTTGCGTGTAATTGTCAAGGACGGCATCCTTGTGTATGGTGCCACCGAGCACGTCCAGCGCATTGGAAAAGTGCGCGCGCGGGGCTCCAACGAGGGTACTCTCTTTCCCAGGGGTGCTGAGCCAACGAACGAGCAAATCTGTTTGTCGTTTGCCGGGGGGGGCCCGTTCAAGGTGGTCGCCATCAATACGAAGGTTCACGGTATAATTGGGACGAGGACGGGCTGCGTCCATGGTCTGAAGAAGGAGAAGTAGATGGGAGCGTGTCATCTCGTACTCGAAGACCCGGGCCACGCCGGCCCAGAGAGTTTTTGGCAGAGCGTTGAGGTAGCACAAGCCGGGAATGGAGGGATCCAAGGTCCGGACGCGGTTTGTGCGGAGAGTCTTGCGCGCCACCTTGGCGAGAGCAGCCTTCGTGGTGGCGGCATTCAGCGAGGCGATCTTGTCAAGTGCTCGGTCAAGGGAATCATTGCGAGTGCGGTCTTTGCGGGCGCCAAAGGACAATCCGTTGGAAATTGGAGAGATGGCGGTGGTCCTGGCGTAAGCCTCAGCCAACAAGGCAGCCTTATCTTCGCGACTGAGTGGTTTCTTCCTGCCACGGGGCCCGGCGAGTTTGGGACGTGACGTCTGCGGAGAGGGGCGTGATTGGGAAGGACTCGACGTCGTTGGAGGGTTGGCGCGGGTCAAAGGCGCCACGGGGTTGAAAGCGTTGACGAACTGAGAGTGCTCGATAGAGCTCAAGGCTCTTCGATCGAGAGACGGTTCGCCAGAGCCAGCAGACTCCGAAGACGAGGAAAGTGGCCCAGAAGGGCATGACGAAGAATGAGTGCAAGAAACGGCCGAAGCTGGTTTCTCGTTGTCGGACTTCGTAGGCGATGGTCGCGACCAGCTGCACGAAGCAGGTGGTGGCGAAAGGGTGATCAGTCCAGGCCATTGGGACATGGCGCCTGGGCTGAGCACGGGGGCACTTCTGGGAGAGTACTGAAACCTACAGAGCGTGGGTGTAGGAGGGAAGGGAAAGACG